ATCTCTTTGACCGTTATCAAGATTATAATATGTTGTAATGTCCTCATTTTCATCAGTAATAATAGAAACGATTCTAATTATATCAGTTCTATCAAGATCAATTTCTTGTTCAATAGAAATTCCCGTCATTGTTAGAGTTTCTACCGTTTTGGTCTTCGGTGTCAATGTTTTTCTTACCTGAGTAAGAATATAGATTGTTGATGTCGCGCTTCCTGGTGTGTGTTCGAGTACATTTGGCGATGATAGTGTGAAGTCGTCCCATGGAACAATACCATCAGAATCAAACGCAACAATTGTTCCTGCTTCTGGAGATACAAAATCACCATCAGTTATCGTTACAGAATTTTGACCTGTCGGTATTGTTACATATTTCCATGCGGTGTAATCAATATTATAATTGTTTTCAGTATTTCTAAGCGTTTTTAATTCATTAATGTCTATTTTTATAAGAGGTGCACCGCCCTCAATGACTGATTTTTGTATATTAATAATTGTGGCAGAGCTGGTTGTACCCGTAATATAATCGCCTTCAATGGGCAAATCATTTGATGGACTATGCTTATATACATAAAGAGATGCGGTATTTTTATCATATAAATGAACTGTTGCTGCTCTTGCCCCCGCAGTAATTATCTCACCACTTACAAAATTTCCTTCGTTATTTCTGAGAGAACACTTAAAAATAATATCTGCCTTTCCTCCATTTGCAAACGCCAGTCTTCCTGTGCGAGATAATAGTTTAGGAGTATTTAATGTTAAATCATGAAAATATAATTTATAGATAGCAGTTGCCGAAGATGGATCACCCTTAAAGTAATCAATCGCGACAACACGAAGTGTACCTATATTTGAACCTCCACTTGTCGCGTCATATATGTTTACCAATTCTCTTTTTCTAAAATCGGGCAATTTTGTAAGATTAGTAACAAGAATATATTGTCCCCATTTAGCTGTTGATAAGAATGGTGCATCTTTTGTTGTTCTTGCTTTTTCAAGTGAAAGTCTTGTATTAGATAGTGTTTCTATCTCGAATCCATTGATATATGCTTTTCCTGGATCAATGTCCATAACAAATAGTGTCTTGTCTCCGCCATCTTCTTCTGTATATACACCATCGTTTAAAAATGTCTTATAATGCTCCTTTTTTGTTGTGGAAAATCCAGATACAACATAGTCACCAGATTCATCGTATGTTCTCCGCGCAAGACTTTTTTCTAATTCGGAGTATTTGGGATATCTATTATGTTCCTCAAGTATTCCTTCGTTAAAGCGCATTAGAAATACATAATTTTGGGAAATTTCTGCATCAAGTGGAAGTTGTGCTAAAGAAAGCGAAATTTTTACTCTATCTGCGCCGGGAGCAGCATAGTTATAGCTACCATAAGCAGGATCAAGTAGAGTTTCATCATCAAAGTGACTAATGATCTCTTCTTTTATCTCAAGTAGGACATTACAACTTGGCGTAGATGTATATTTTTCAAGAATAATTGATTGGCTATCTATTGAAACGAATGTTCCATTGATGTAATATACACCAGAATTTATATATGCGAGTGATCCGACACCAGTTGCATTACTATCTATTAATTTTGCAGTAATATTAGTGGAATCCTCTGATTCTATTATTTCACCCGGCGCAAATGTTGTTGCTGCACTATCATCTGCTGCACCAGAGAGATAACTAACATAGAAAGTAATGGGATCTTCTTCTGTTGCTGATACTGTCTTTTTAATTACTGCTCTGATACCAGTTGTTTGACCCACAACAACAGTTTCTACAGGAAAATCAGATAAATTTATATCTTCATCATTGATCGTGGAATCTATTTTGATGTATGGTACACGAAGATCGCTATTAGATGCGCCCGGAATAACAACCGAACCGTGCTTAAAAACATGATCACCAAATTTCTTGATTTGATCTCTGATGATAGTTTGCATTTGTGTAAGTTCTCTTCCCTGTACTGCAAAGGACGGCTTAAACAAGATTTGATGAAAATTTTTGAATTCATCAAAGTCATCAAAATATGGATTAATATTATACTTTTTAAAATCTGTCATTGTTATTCCCGTTACAATTTAATGTATGTTTTTAAAGAGACATTTTGTTCAGGTGTATATTTAAACGGTAAAGTATCAGTTGCATATATAATGTTGCCGCTATATTTATCAAATGTCGGGGAGGAGATTAGAGAATTTGCTGCATAAATACGTTCCGGTTCATTCTCCACAACAAACTGTCCCACAAGAGAATTTTCATCAACATTAGAAAGCGATTGTAATTTTACTGTTGTGCCGGATATATCTACAACAAGGAATTTATATACACCATTAAGAATAAGAATTTCATCTTTTTCAAGAAATGTAGTATCATTGAATTCAATTGTATAAAATACTTCTTCAAATGGTAAATTAAAAATCGCATTAGTATATGAATCTCTGACATTCTTTATAATACCGAACATCCTATATTCTTGATCAATATTTGAATCAAAAACATTGATATTCAATGCTGTGGATGTTATTGCAACCGCGTTTCCATACAATTCTGTTACTGCATTGCTTCCGTGGCCATTATGAGATGGTAGAATGGTATATCCTGCTGCACCAGAACCAAATTCATTATTAAATGTCACATTTGCATAAGTATAATTGCTTCCTGGTGATGTTATTATAATTTTTACAATCTCACCATTTTCAATAACGGGATATGCAGAGCATCCAGTACCATCACCAATAATGGTGATTGTTGTTGAATCTGTATAATTGCTTCCTGGTGATGTGATATGAATCGCATATATCGCGCCAGGAATAGCAACTTGTTCGACCACAGATTGATCAGTCATTTCTATTATTTGATTAAATGCTGGAGTTAGTACTGCATCCATTCCTGCTCCAGTTATAATGATACTCGCATCTGTGTATCCTTCACCACCGTTTTCAATAATTACATCAATAATTTCACCATTATAAACAACGGGCGTTAATGCTGCGCCAATACCATCACCATATACTGTTAATGAAGTCGTAACATCAACAGGATAGTTTATGCCGGGGTCAGATATTGTTACTCTAACTATACTTCCCGCATTCTCTATTGCGTCTATGATTGCCGCCGAATTTCCTTCATATAACCCAGCCCCGGGCTCCTGAATTGTTCCCTGTACAGTCAAAACTGGAGGAGAAACATAACCTATACCGCCGTCAATGATAATTACATCTGTTAATGATCCAGTCAATCTCGATACCTTTGGTAATAATATTGCGCCACCAACAGTTACATTAACAGTATCAGTAAGGGAATATCCAATACCAGGATTGGATATAACAACATCAGTTATAACGCCATCAGAAATTACCGGAACAATTACTGCATTACTTCCAGTTGATGTTGTGATGCTTATTTTCGCTCCCTTAACATAATTTGTGCCACCAGAAATTATGTTAACACCTTCTATTTCACCAGAAACAGAGATAGAACCTATTTCTAATACTGCTCCAGACCCCGTTGTTGTTCCATCAATAACAATTGTTGTCTCTATTGTGTCATTATAACCACTTCCAGGGTTGGTGATAATAATTTTTTCTATTGCACCGTTATTATAAAATGATTCATCTAATGCAGTCTGAATTGGTATCCAAGAAGGACTGATAAATCGTTCCCTTTTATATGACGGTATTGTGTACATATATTTCCAGACATATCCATCTGATAACATTTGAGGATACAATGAATTATGATTTGGCATAATTGTACTTTGTGCGCCATTATTATTATCAATACATTTATAGACCTTAAATTCACTATTAACACAAAAAAAGTCTTTATCACTCATATCAATGGTATGATTCCATTTATCAAATATTTTATTTTCCGTCCATGGAATATTCCTACAAACGAATGATACATCATTTGTAGAAATGCTCTTTACGAAAGCTATATTTGTTCTATAGTTTTGACTTTCTAATAATGAATTGTGCGCAAATTCAGGAATATCTGGAGGAATATCTGGAATTTCTTCAGACTCATTCCATCGTTGCATCTTACCAATGAAATAATAATACTTTGCTCGTTGATATCGAATGTCATCAACAAACATTTTTGCCAGTTCTGTGTGTAGTTCAATTCGTGAATTCATCGTTAATTGATAGTTACATTCCAGGTAATGATTAGAGAATCATCTACTCCTTTAACAACAGAAGAGTAAGTAGTCCTGCATAGCATCGTTCCTCCACTTGAGGCATTAAACAATCCTGCTTCTCTTAGTGTTCCTGTTGCAATACCAGGAAGAAATTTCGCTTCATATGTTACAACATTAGCTGTTGCAACTGCACTTTCGAGAGCAACTCTCGCGGATTGTGCTATAAGTGCTGTTTGTTCAGCAGCAGGTGTTGTTGAGTCTGTCCCCACTCCCATGTGAGACATTACTCCAGAAGATGTTCCAATTAGCCTACTTGCTAAGTGATTTTTACCAGCAGTTACTACGAGATTTGATTTAACAAAATGTTCTTTGATATTTCCATGTTTGTCAAGTAAAGTAAATTCTACTTCGCCAGTCATTTTTACATCTGAAATAATTTTATCCATGCTATTCCTCTATCTTGTTATTCTTGATTTAAGGTAATTTGTCTATTATGCGGTAATATGGTACTCTCTAATATCATAATCTTCAGCAAAGTAATTATCTGCATACTGTATAGCGTACACAATTGGAGTATCAGTACCATCGTTTATATTTATAGAATCATCATAATGTCTTGTTATTGGCTCTACTATTGACATTGACAAGATCCCATCAGAAGGAGACACGGAATCATTAACGGTTCTCGATAGATATATTTCAGTACTATCATTCACCGAAACCGACTCATCGAATGCGATTCGTCTAACAAGCTCAATAATATCTGATACAATAATATTATCATTGAGCTTAGTTATTGCTTCTCCTATGCTACCAATGATTTCAATAGTTGAGGATACATCTGTTATACGTTCATTATTATAATTTGAAAAGAATTTTGTTCCAATGGGATGCATCTGGAACAATATATCTTTATATGTATTAATATCCTCTGTTGTCTCTATAAGATATGAAAACATCTGATAAAAGAAATTGTCTTGTAATCTCATCCATGGATTACCGATTATTCCATTATCAGTAACAAAATTTCCCTTTTCTTTTGCTATTTTGTCTGGTACTAATGTTATAATTGTTTGTGTACTTAACAAGTCGTTTGTTGTAAAATTTGGGGGCAATATCGGCGCATTTGGCTGATCACCATATACACACGAAGAATATATCACATTCTCTTTGGATAGATTGTTTGCTGTCTCCATATCTCCAGTGATTGTATCGCCGACATTGTATATGTAATCGTTAATTGTAATCGTATGTTCATGAACAGTGACATCGTTTTCATTTACTACTTGTCCTGATGTATAAGGCGTTGTAATAAATGTTGTGGTATCAGAAATTCCTATACCATGATCTATCATTTCTGCGTTTGTGATTCCTCCATTAGAATCTACAGATTTTATTTGAATGATCATATTCCTATCAGAACTTTGTATAACAAGTATCTGACCAACTTTCCAATTCCTACCGGGCTCAATTATTTTTACCGCATTTGCAGTTTCTATTATAAATCCAGAAACAAGAACATCATCATTTTCATTGATGATACTTGCTTCAACACTATCAGAAATCAAAAATATTTTTGATGTGATCCTGGAAGAGAGTCTAATCCTATTCTTATCTGAGTATATCTCATAAGTATCAATAGGTATTTTATATGTATTTTTGTAATCGGAGAATGATAGGTATAATCGTTCTTTGGAACCTGATTCCAAAGAAATATCTGTATAATATAATGTGATAAGATTGTTCTGAATCCATCTACCATCAGATACACGGAGAATTCGTTCACTTGGATGTCTAACTATTATATCTGAATTGGAAAATATTCTAAAAAGTAGATTTAATCCGTCTATTGTTCCCTTTGTGGCATAGAGGTCACGAATAACAGCGAATAACCTCTTATCATCAATGAATGATGAAGGGAAATGCTTCATGAATTCCCTTCTAAAGAATAATGAAAATTTTTCAGGAACAGTATCTATATCACGAAGATTTTCTATTCTTAGATTTGTTTGATCTACAAAATCATAATATGTTTCAATAAATTCAATAAACTTAGGATATTCAGACCTAATGTATTCAGGAAATTGATTACTAATGAAATATGTCGTTCTATCAATAGCCATATCTGTTATAACCTAAATCGTTGTGGGTGCGAATATGTACTTTTCGCCTTTGTTTATGCGTCCATCAGTTGTATTATCCGCAATCACCGATACATTAGTATTGGTCATATCAATTTCAACAATTTGATTATGTATACCTATGATTGAGTTGGTGTTTGGTGTTATCATTAAATTTAGTGTTGTATCGGCAGTGTTTGTAATTGTCATATTTAAGAGATTGATTGTTCCATTTGAATAATCAATAGTTCCGATATTATCTAATTTTGTATGTATACCATTGATATTGGTATACATAAATATATTACCTTTACTGTCATCATTTAGAATGCAACCAGTTGAATATTCACTTACATAGAACATATCAGAAGAAAGTGTGCCTGGTATAAATGGATTTCCGATGTCTATTGCATAATTGGTTTTAATGTTAAATATTGGTGTGAATCCTCGTTTTATCTTCGCCCTGGGCGTACTCGAAACAATAGAGATATCCACTCCTTCTATCTCGTGCATTATTTCAGAAAGATATAATATCTTATTGAATTTTTTAAGATTATTTTCATTATACGATGCAATTAGGTTTCTTACTGCCGTTATAATATCCGCAGGAGTTTTTACTGTTAAATTTTTATCATAATATACAACAACATCAAGTAAAACAGATATCACCTCATGATCCACAAATTCCGGTACTACGGTTATAACTTTATACTTATTGATAACATCCGTGATGATTGATTGTTGCTCATTATATGATAAATTTCTTCCGGTAGGAGTTCTGGCACTAATGAACATTTTTCCATATACGGGCGGATAATTATTCTCACCACCCCAGACAATGACATCATCAATTGAAGATACTTTATTTAGGATGATTGATTCCATATCTGTTGCGGTTACTGCTCTGTTCTGTGTTTGGTAAAAATTTGGAGCATTGAATCTAATCTCTTCTGTTGTCTCTGGTTCCCTACCGCCATTGACGCGCTCATTTAATGAAATACTCTCTACTATACCGCCAGATATATCCTCTCCAGAATATGATATTGTACTAATGCCATTTGCTCCAGTGCCAGATGAAACCATGTAATTGAGATAAATTATCTGACCACTCAAAATAGCTTTGCCCAGGACATTATCACCGAATGAAATTTCAAAAGTGTTATCAATACCTTCTTTTATCGAATAAACCGGTGTATCGTTCTTAACTGTGGCATAATTAATAATATTATTAAATACTTCATAATCAGAGGATGGCGGTGTTTGTACTCTAACATCTAAAGTACTAATATCCATCATACTGTTATTGATAGAAAAATAATTTACATCAGAGAATGTCATTTTCTGAGAAACTGGTGCACCTTCAAGTATAACAACATTTGTATATTGATATTCATTATTATCATCTCTATTTGTAGTAATGTCTTCCTGTGTATAAAAAGAATATCGAGTCTGATTATTAGTTCCCTGAAATACGGTATATTTGGGAATAGTCAGAAATGCTGGATTACCGATAACGCCAGATACAGTAAAATTTATACTTGTTTTTGCACACCTCGCGCTCCTGGGTGTATATCCCAGTGCCTTCGCTAATGAGACAACGCTATTTCTTTTCGATGCTGTATCGAGATATACTTCATTTAATGCAAAGTTGGTATATACAGAATTGTAATATGTGTTATATGCAAGGATATCCAAAAGAATTGACATATTACTTCCATCAAAATCATAATCAGAAAATGTGTCCTGACCACGAAGAAATTCCTTTAGATTATTCTTGATTTGATCAAACTCAAGACTTCCCACTGTTAATCGTTTGTTTGCCATGATAGTTACCGGGTTCGTTTAACAGAAAATTGTAAGTTCTGTTGAATATTTGTGTTTCTGATTTTAAATATAATGTTAATTCCGACTAAATTATTGTCTGGTGAAAATCCTACCTGAATATCTATAACATCTGCACGGGGCTCGAAGTTTAGAATTGTATTATTAATCTCTTCCTGCAACAATACAACAGTGGCGTATGATGGTAACTCAAACAATAATTTATTAACAGGACTTCCTATTTCACTATGGAATTGTCTCTCAAAGTGATTAGTCATAATGAGATTTTTTATTGCATTCTTTATTGCAAATTCATTGGTTTTTAGTGTAATATCACCTGTGCTGGGATGCGGAATGAATGAAAAATCAATGTCTGAAAATAATCGTGTTGTTGCCATATCTTTTTTCTTATTTAGAGTTTGATCTAAGAGACTAAAGTTATACTGCCCATGGGACTAACCCTTTTATGGTTATTCATTGTAAAAATCTCTTTTCTATTTTTTTCTTTATTGTAACTTATATGTATCCATCCTTTACTTCCTGATGCATATTCAAGAATCATTTGGTCGGATGGTATAATTTTATAAATTTCCTTTACTCTATTATATAGTTGTTCTCTATTCGTATCAAATTGTATATCAACTGCTTGGCCCTTATTGTGTTGACTTATACTTGCACCAAGACGAAGACCTGAACTGATCTTCATATCGGGATATTTTTCTTTCAGGGGATCGAGGACATTTATTGCAAGAGTTTTTAAATTACAATAAATTTCTTCTTGCATCAATCCGTTTTGGTTAACAATTTTTCTTCTGCCATTATCAGTGAGATCGTTTAGTGTATAATACTTACTAATTTTTTCATTATAGATGAATTGCCCATTGGGTGGCATACCGGTACATGATACTCTTTTTGCCTTTCCTTGTTCTGCTGAATCTATTTTCTCTGGAGGTGTTGTATTTGGCTCTATAGTGAAGTCATCGGAGATCGCTGTCCCGCTAAGTATTCTTTGGATTTTACCTTGTTTTGTATGATCATCATCATTCTCATAATTCATTGCATCTTCTTCTTTTCTTGTCCTAACACTTAATTCAGAAAAAGTAACATCATTATCAGCGATATCAGAAATGAACTGAAGACCGCTTGCCACATCGCTATTAAGGTCTATTCTGGGAGCATCAATCGCACAATTACCACCACATTTAACAAAGAAATGTCCACCAGTTGTTAAGTCAAGATCACCAGCAACATTAAATTTCGCACTATCATGAATGTTGATATTTGTATTGCCATGGACCTCAATGTCCATAGTTTTTTCTATTCGCAGAGTTTTTGCTCCCTCGACACAAACATCCAGATCACCAAGAACATGAACCCTTCCATTGCGTTCAAGAATCTGATAACCATCACCGACAATTCTATTCACCTGGGTACCATTATGATCAATTTCAGTGAATGTTCCTGACTTATGATAAATATGAACGCGCTCACGATCTTTTGTGTCATCAAATTCAAGAAAATGACCCGATTCGCTTTGCCAAACATTATTAAAGGGATATTCCGCGTTATAAGGAGTAGGTGATTGATTCCATGTTCTGTTTTTGTTGTTCGCTGTGGGTACTCCAATATGTTCAGCTAATTCTTTAGTATAAACAATCGTATTTCTTATTTTTTCGTTTCTTGCTAATCTATTAGTATCTGGTTCATCAATAAGATCAAGTAGAGGATACTTATTAGATGGATCCTTGAATCCTCTATTTGTATCATCAAATTTTCGTCGTTTCCATCCACTTCCTGTCGCGACCAAGTTTGATTCTGTTTTTTCTGATGTCTCTTGGTAATTAATGCTCTGGGGAGTTTCTATTATATTGCCGGTATTATCTGGATATCCTTCCCGCAAGAACAAATCAGCCTCTTTTTTCCTGCGTGTTTTAAGTAACCCATTTACAGTTTTATGCTGAATCATTTTAGCGGCTGTTCCGGCATAATCTCCGCGATTTAGACCAGATCCATTAACGAATGTCTTTATACCCCCGGGTCCAATATTATATGATAGATGAACAAGAGAATCGAACATTGATTGTGAAATTGGTACTCTAACACAATACTTTACCGCTGGTTCAAATTCCCTCTGCAACTTAGAACGAAGTAATACATCACCTTGGGCTGCTGTTATTTCTGGTGTATTTTCTGTAACAGGACTATTATCTGCTAAATACGTGTTTCCATAACCAATAGTCCATTTTCCAGTAGAATCACGATATGGTTTTGATCTGAATCCTTCGCTCTGCTTCAGTAATGATATTCCCGATTCAGACATTTTAAATTCTTTTGCTGAACGAAACGTGTTGCTATTCTGTGCTTCTTGTAATTGCTCTGCTTCTGTCTTATTATCATTTGTGTTCGTTTCGCCAGGTGCTTCGCCAGGTGCTTCGCCAGAAAAATTTATTTCAAATTCTTCCAGTTGCGTTTTCTTAGATTGATGTACACCCGAAATTGTTCCTACAATAAAGGGCATTTGTTTATCAGGATCAACAAACTGCACAATTACCCATGTACCTTCAATAACACCAACAGGAGAATATCCTATACCACTTATTGCACCACTTGTTGTTGGTTGTATCTTATATGCCCAGGGTAAATCTTCAGTCGGTAGTATAGATTTATCGTGATGATGTAAA